GTCGTCGCGGATCAGCCGCAGCGTCATCAAGCCGGTGCGCCGGCTGATGAACTGGGCGCCGCCGATGTGATCGATGATCGTCTGCATGAACGCGTTCACGGACTCTTTCCGCGTCCACAGCAGGCAGAGGCCGAAGCCCTCGCTGTACAGCCGATCCGCGGCCTCGGTGTATGACTGGTAGTCGATGCGGTTGTCGCTGAGGCCCCGGCCCCAGCGGCGGTCTGTCTGGCAGGCCACGAGCATGTGGGCCGGGTTCATCGCGTGGATCTGGCCATCGGCCAGCTCGATCTTGACCTTCTCCGGATACCAGCACGCGCCGTCCCAGCCTTTGGTGTGCCGGCGGTACCGGATTTTCCACGGCTTCGGATACGGGTTCATGGCCCCGATCTGGCCGTCGAAGAAGAGGGTAAACATGCCTCTGAACGCCGGCACCAGGCCACCCAGCATGTTCTTCAGGCGCGTCAGCACGCCCTGGTCGGGCTCACCCATTAGGACGTCCAGGCCACCGACAATGCCGCCCTCTGCTTCGTCACCGCCGAAGAGGTAGCCTTTGTTGATGTTGATGCGGGTGTTGCTCGTGACGGAGCCGCTCCAGGCCCGGCGATCGCCGACGCGGATCTCGACCAGCTCGTCGACCGGCCCCCGGCCGATCCCCATGTGGATGCCGAAGTAGTAGCGGTACCCGACCGTGACTTCCTTACTGCCGCCCATCCGCTTCCTCCCGTGCGACAGCGGCGACACGCAATCCGAGCGCGTCGCCGGTGGCCTCGACCTGGTCGACCGTCAGCTGACCGCGCCGGCAGTCCTCGAACGCCAGGTCGTGCCGCTTGAACCAGGCGCGCGCGCCGGACATGCAGAGCCCGGCTTCGTGGATGTGGCGCGGGCAGACCCGGACCGGCTCGGTCACTTCTTGCCTCCGTCGGATTCGATCGGTGTTGTGCGGTAGTTGCCGACACCGAGTACCGTCCAGCCCGTCGACCAGACGTCACCGAAAGCGACGGCCTGGGGCGTACCCTCTTCGGCGGTCGGGAAGTCGAAATCCGTGAAGGCCGCTGGCTTCGGCTTTGGCGGCTTGGGGGCCAGGGCCGAGCTGAGAGCGGCCACCACCAGCATGATCGCGATATTGACCAGAAAACCCATGTCGTCGTCTCCTCAAAAAACCGGGTTGCCATCGAAGGGTGAGCGCCCGGGTAGCGCCGGCACGCCGCCGTAGTTCTCGACGTTGTCGAACTTGCTGTCGCACACCGCCACCGTTCGGGCGCAGCCTGGGTAAGCGCGCACCTGGACGCCTGGCTTCAGCTCCAGGGAGCCGCCGAGCAGGGTGAGGTTGGTGCCCAGGTGGCTGTCGATGCCGCGCTGTTCCACCGCGCCGGAGACCACCTCCCACTCGATGAAGCCGCCGGTGAACCAGCCGTCCGGATGGGCGCCGAACGGCCCGGCGGTGATCGTGATGCCGCTGGCGCTGGTGAGGGTAGCCGTGGTGCGGAACTGCTCCTTATCGACGCGGCAGTTGGTGTCGTAAAGCGCGTAGGGGCATTGGCGGCCCCACACCAGGCGCAAGCCGGTGTTGTCCTGCTCGGACGACAGTGGCCTGCAGACCAGCTTCGCCTTGCCAGCGCGACGCTTCAGGATGACGTCGCTCAGCAGCCCCACCCACTTCACCAGCGCAGCCGGGTCGCCCAGGTCTTTATCCCAGATCGTCAGCTCGATGGGCGTGCTGGGCGGGTAGATCCGGTAGATGCCGAGCAGCTCCAGATCCAGGGGGACATCGATGTTCAGGGCGTCGGCGCTGGCTTCGCCGGTTTGGCGAATGCCGTCGTCTTTGATCTGGATGCTGTGGAAGGTCTGGTTATCCTGGACCACGTCCAGGCCAGCGTTGGTGTAGCGCCACCGTTGCGCACCTCGGGCGAACTCATACAGCTGAATCGGCCGAGCGTTCGAGATTGAGGCGTCCAGATCGTCATAGCTCATCGCGCACCCCTCTAAGCACCAACTGGGCCCGGGCCGAGCCTTCCACGTCAGTGATGTGCTCCAGCTCGACGGTGTCGCTGTCCAACCGCATCAGCGTCATCCAGCTCACGCGGCGCACCTGTTTGGCCTCGAACTCGACGTCCCAGGGCTCACCGAGGTTCAGCCGCTCAGTCGCCGCATCCAGCTCAGAGGAACCCAGCACACGCCGGTACCGGACCGTCCCGTCGTTCAGCTCCACCCGCAGATCGCGCCGCCCAGTGATGCCGGCGGCGAACCGGCCATATTGGATGTGGGCCACGTCGAGGAACGACGTGCTGGTGGCCACCGGCGCGACCACGTCCAGATCGTCCATCCAGGTGGGCAGCCAGAGCGCGCCTTGGCGGCCGCGCAGCGCGTACACTAAGCTGCGGAAGTCGGCCCGCTCTTCAGCCCCTTCAAGCAGCCAACCGTGGCCCTGCACCGGGAAACTGATGCCGGCCTGGTCGCGCACGTTCGGCGCGGCCGTGCCGTTATCCAGAACCCTCAGCAGGCGGTCGTAGGAGAGGCTCAGGTCGCGGCTCTCTTCCGGCCGGATATCCAGAACGGGCCAGCCGCGATATTCAGGGAGCACGTGGCTGGCCGGCCAGGCCGACGGCGTTTCGAGGCGGAACTCCACATCGCCACGCACCGCCCGGTTGTTCATCCGCGTGAGCGCCGGCTGATCGGTCAGGCGCGCGGTGCGAACCGGATAGAGCCGCACGGTGTGCGGCCAGTCCCGCTTCACCGGGTTCCGCAAGATGATGCGGTCGGACTCCAGGGTGAGGATCTCCAGCACTTCGTAGTCAACGGCCTGCTCGCCAAGCAGCAGCACCAGGCCGCCCTCATCGAAATCCCGGTACCGGGTATCACAGACGATCTCCGGGCTGCCGGCCGCGACGCCTGGCAGCCACTGGACGTCATGCCAGATGGGCAGCGCCCACAGGCGGGCCCCCCATCCGAAGACGGCAAGATCCAGCAGAGCCCGGTCGGGACCCTCCGCCGAGATCGAGAATTCGTAGTGCCGGCGTGGCAGGTCGCGGCCGGCGCGCCGCTGCTCGACGCCGGTCTGGCTGGGCAGCATGTCGGTGAGCCATTCCAGGCGCTCCTGGACGCTCTCTTTCCAATTCGGCGACCAGGGCCAGGCCGTCACGCGGTTGCCGGTGATGGGGAGTGCTGCAGGTGGCTCACCGGTGAACTGCCAGGTGAACGCGGCGTCGACCACCGGTGGGCCGTCAACGCCGATCGCGATCTCCCACAAGCGTTCTCGCAGCGGCTCGAACTCCATTGGCGGCGTGCCGGGCCCGGCGATCTGGATGCCCTCGGCGTTCTCACTCGATAGATCGTTGAGGGTGCGTGGCTCCAAATAGGCGTTCCAGATTCGCACCTCATGCGTTTGCGCGGATACCACGTTGCCCGCATCCAGTACCGGCGGATTTACGTGGATCCGGAAGTAGTAGTCGTCCAGGAATCGGACCAGCCGCCGCGCGGGTGGTGTACGTGGATTTTCCGCGATCGGTTGGGTGTCCAGCGTTTCGGTGCTGCTGACCGGCTGGGAGCCGAGCACGGAAACGCCGAGTTCCCCCGGCAATGCGCGAGCGGCGTCCAGCATGGGGTTAAACCCGGCTGATGCGGGCCAGATCGCGTGCATTACGGAAATCACGACTCGACCTTCCTGTAGGCGAAGCCAAATATTCCCGAGTTCACCTCATGTTCAGGCCCATAGCGTTCCAAGCCGCGTTTCTTGATCGGGAAGCACAGCCATTCGTCGGTGCCAATAGTGATGGTCTCGCCAGGAGTCAGGTTCCTCATGTTCACGATGCGCAGATCGGCCGGCGCACCGGCGAGGAACGTTTTCGTATCCCGCAGCAAGAACGCGACTAAGATCGGCGCCAACGGCGACAGAGCATTTACCGTGTTAGGCGTGGATACCCAGTAGTGGCTGTAGGGCGAGCGACTATGATTGTCCAGTAAGCGCAAGGGCCCCCAAGCTTGGGAGTCGCTGCCAATGTATTTAAAAGCGCCCCATTCTCCCGTGTATCCGTCAGCATCGAGCCTTACGGCGCCTTGCCCGGGGCCATAGTATGAGACGCCGTCGAAGGGCACTGCGTGCTGGTTGGACGACGCGTCGTTATGATAACTCGTACCGGCAAGGTAATAGTCCCAACGGGTGCCGGTCACGTACTCGCCCCCGGTATAGGCCCCTGTCTTGTCGAGCCGCCCGACATGAAAATGCCCGAATTCCCCAGGAACGATTTCAATGACACAGTGAATATACTGCGTGGTGCCGAACAGATGGTATGCCGCAAACGGCCCGCGCAGTGCGTTGGTCCTGCCGTACTCGCCGCCGGATGAGCCCGGCTGAGCATTGTGCGCGGCGCCAGCATCGAAACCAGTGTGTCCCCATATCGATATAGACGGACCAGGGTCCCAATTGGTTTGGATGTCGTCTTCTTCCGGAGTAGCCCGCAAGGTGAAGTAACCCGCATCGGCGTGATGTAGGGCCAATTCCGCTGGATCGTGACGGTCGATCGTCCAGCCAAGATCGTCTGCCAAGCTCCGGATTTTAGCCAGAAGATCAATGACATCCGTTGCAACGCCCGTTTCATATGCCATCAGGTCAACCTCACTGCGCCGTAATCGGTCCAGCTGGTGCGATATATATTCTGGATGACCAGGTGATCATCCCCATCGATGGAGAGAATGTTCTCCGCCGCGTTACCGGTGCCGGTGACCCAGAACAACCCGTCCAACTCACCGTACTGGTTCAACGAGGCGTATTCCGCGTTTCGGCAGAGCGGGACCAAGGGCAGTAACGTGTAAGTTCCATCCGGTGCGGGATGCACCTGCGGCCCGTTAAAATCGGCGTTCCCGGTTCCCGGATCACCGAAGGCATTACTGTGAGTTGGAAAAATATCTAAGAGGCCCTGCTGCCATCTCCCCTGGCCGTTGGCGCCATATCGATTCTCGATTCGCTTCCAGCCGCCGTCAGTGGTGTACAGGAAGACTCCCTTCCCTGGGTTCAGGACGCTGGACGAGTCCGTGTCGCTGTTCGACCAGCGAGTGGCGGCGCGGTCGGTGGTGGCCGCTACCAGCACTGGATAGGGAAACTGAGCCGGCGTGCCGTAGGGCAGAATCTTGCCGAGGTACAGCAGCTGATAGGTGGTCGAAATCTTGGCCACCAGAATGAGTCGCTGCCCGTTCGCCACCAGCCAGTAGGGAATGGCGTCGTTCCACAGCAGCAGGTTGGCGTTCGGGCTCACGCCCGGCTGGCCGTTGAACGCGAAGGTCGGCTCGTGGGCGATCGCGCCACGGGCCTCCCAGTTGAAATAGTCGCTGGCACCGCTTTGATAGGCGCCGACGTTCAGGTAGATCTCCTCGGCGCCGGTGAGTCCGGGCGCGCGCAGGTAGTAGTCCTGATCAAAGTCGCCATCGAGCCCTTCACTCAACAGGGTCCACGCGGATCCGGCCTCACTCATCAGCCCCTGGGTGACGTCCCACGTGAACACGTCGCCCACCACGTAGCCGGTGCCGGTGATCAGGAACTCGATCAGCCCGTTGTCGTAGGCGGTGCCGGTGGTGGCGTCGGCGGTGGCGCCGGTGACCGAGCCGGTGACCGTCCAGATCTCTTCGCCGGGGATGTCCGCGTTGCTGCAGGTGATGGTCCAGGTCTCGGTAATCGTGGCCGGGGCGGTCGCGATGCCGCTGATAGTGCCGGGGCCGTCGCCGGTAAACTGCGGCGCAGCGGACCAGGTGCCGTGGCCGCAGACGAAGCGCTGCAGGCGATGCAGCAGGTCCAGGTGGCCGCTGGCCGTGCCGATCTCGACGGGCATTAGCTGCCTCCTTTGATCAGTTGGTTGAACTTGCTGGGGTTTCGGCTGATGTGCAGCTCCAGCATCTCTTCGCCGGCCGGGCCGCGCAGGGCATCGGCGACGACGTCGTCGGAGAGGATGGGCAGCAGACGCTGCTTGAGCTGCGCCGGCGGAATGTTCGCGGCCAGGGTGGCGGCCGGGCTTTCCATGATCGCCGGGGAGGGCTGCACTAGGCCGCCGTTGGCGTAACCTCGGAAACCGTTGAGCGCGGCCATACCCTGCCGACGGAACGATTCCATGAATCCCATGGCACCCGGTTGACGCATGACGTGCGCCGGCTGCACGTACTCGCCGGCGTGGACCACGCCCGCGACGGTGTACTTCGTGCCCGGGCCGGTCCAGCCGCCCTCCGCGAAGCCGCCGGCGACGCCGCCGACCGATGCGGCTGTCATGGCGCCAGCGATTGTTTGGCCGGCAACAACGGCAGCAGCTGTCATCGAGCCGGCAATCGTGGAGCCACCGACAGCAGAGGCGCTGGTGATGGCGCCAGCCATAGTTGCTGCGCCGGCGGCGGCCGCCGCCGTTTCTGCCCCGGCCTTAGCACCACCGGTCAGCAGGTTGCTGAGGCCCTGGGTGGCCATCTGTGCCAGGTTCTGAGCGGCCAGCTGCAGCATGGCGTCGGCGATGGCTTGGGCCACGCCACGGACCGTGTCTTCGAGGTCCTGGGTGCCTTTCGCGAGCTTCTGCAGGCCGTCCGCCAGGCCCTCCTCGAACGAATCCCGCAGCGTGGTGGCGAACTGGTTGGTGACCAGGCGCAGGTTCTGCATCTCGGCGCGCAAATCCTTGACGCGCTCCAGCGCGGCCTTGTCGCCGGTGACTTCGGCCAACTGCTGCATCTTCGGCAGAAGCTCGTCCACCTGGTCGGCGGTGGCGCGGTGCAGCTCCACGAGCTGCTCGCGGGCGTTCAGCTCGCTGATGACACCGGCTTCTTGCTGGGCCTGGATCCGGCTCTCCTGGCGGGACTGTGCCGCGAACACGCGGTCGATCTGGCCCTGCAGCTCCTGCAGGCGCGCGCTGGCGACCTCGACGTTGATCAGGCTATTAATCAGGTCGACGCCGGCGTCGTCGCCGCGCGCCTTGAGCCGCTTCAACAGATCCGCGTATTCAGCCTCCAGCTCGGCGCCCACGGCTTCGGCGCCACGGCCCTGACCCTCCAGCAGCTGGTTCTGGATGTCGTTCAGGGCCGCCGCGTCCTTGGTCGCCTGGGTCAGCTTTTCCTGCTCAGTGAGCGCTTTGTTGGCCGCCTCGGCGCGTTCCAGCAACTTACCAGTGAGACCCTGCTGGGTGATCTCGTACTGGCGAACGGCCGCATCGGAGGCCTCATACAGCTCCGCCTCGCGCTCCAGGGCCTCGACGAACTTGCGCTGGCGCTTGAGCCGCTTTTCGGCCTCCTTGTCGTCACCACCACCCAGTAGCGGTTTGCCGTCGTCGTCTTCGTCTTGGTTCTTGTCACCGGTGGATGTTGACTGACCGAGCTTGCGCGCCAGTTCCTGCGAGTCATAAGCACGCTTGAGCTGGGCTTCGGTCTCGGCGATCTGCCGTCGGATCTCTTCGTCGCTGGTGAACACCAGGCCGACGTCCATCTCCAACCATGGGGTGTCCGGATCGAGTTCTTTCCTCAGCCCCGCCAGCTTCTGTTCCAGCCGTGGGATGTCGTTGGCGGCGATGCCGTTGATCTTCGCGGCGAGTTCTTCGCCGAGCCAGCGCGTGAACTCGACCCCTTCTGTGGTCCCTTTCGCCAACCAACCGACGAGGGTAGCGAATGCCGTGCCCAGCGCCACCACGGACTTCTGGAACTGGGGGTCGGTGACGATGGTGCGCAGCTCATCGATCGAGTCGACGAAGCCAGTCGTGTCGGTTTGGCCAAACGTCACGACCAGGTCGTTGCGCAGCTGCTGCAGCGCCTGACCAACCGTGCGCTCCATGTTCTGGAAGTCGTCGTTGATGGTGTCGGCCGTGCGCAGCAGGGCCTTGGTGACGGCCTCGCCGGTGAGCTGGCCTTCTTGGCCCAGTTCACGCAGCTCCCCGATCGTGACGCCAAGGCCCTGGGCGATCGCTCTAGCCAGACGCGGGCTGTTTTCCAATACAGAATTCAGTTCCTCACCACGCAACGTCCCGCTCGCGATGCCCTGGCTGAGCTGCAGCGTCGACGACGCCGCTTCCTGGGCCGACGCGCCGGACACGATGAACGACTGGTTGATGGCCCGGGTGACGGTGAGCAGCTGCTGCTGGTTGAGATCCAGCTCTTCGGTGGCTCGCGCCAGGCGCGCGTAGAGGTTAACTGTTGGCGCCAGGCCCTGGCGGGTTTCCTGAGCCAGCGCATAGTTCGCTTCCCAGGCGCTATTCAGGTCCTCCTGGCTGTCCGTAACCAGTCGTAATTGGCTGCGCAGGTTAGTGTAGGTGTCAGCCGCCTGGACGATCTCACGCAACAGCAGCGCACTGGCGACGGCCGCCATCGTGTTTCGGAGTTTGTTCGCGGCACCATCCAGGGTACCCAGATCCCGGCTGGCACGCCGCGCCCGCTTACCAGATTGGTCCAGCCCTTTGTCGAACTGGTCCAGCTGGCGCAGGGCGCTTTTTAGGTCCGCGCGGATGCGGAGTGCGAGATCGAGGTTGTCGGAGGCCATAGCGGGATGATGGCGACGACGGTGGGCGGGGTCTTTTGAACGCGGGCAAAACTAAGCGGCGGCCGCAGCCGCCGTTCAGTCTTTCTTCAGGGCACGCAGGTGGTCATTCGCCTGGTGTTTGTCCGCGCCGAACGCCGCCCTGACATCCAGGAAGAGATCGGCGCGGTGGTGACGCTCTCGGCGCTGTGCAGCGTCGTAGTAGAGCTTTAGCTGTCGCTCGGTGTATCGCCCGAGTCGGTCTGGGGGGTGTCCGTCGGCGATGAGCGCGGCGTAGACGTCCCTCCAGCGGAACTCCGTGTCGCCGTCGTTCGACCGTGAACCCGACTGATCTGCATCTTCCGCTGCACAGCCCGAATAAAAAAAGCCGAGTTGACCACCCACCAGGTGTCCATCAGCAGGCTGCCGTCCCCATCGCTGAGTCCCTGGATGAATTCGAGATCCTGGTCGATCGAGGCCGCCATCAGCTCCACCAGAAGCTGGTGGTGCTCGGCGAGCAACGCATAGATGCTGTCCAGGTCCGAGTCACCGCCGCGCATGACCTGGTACAGCTCATCGATCAGCGGCGCGGCCGCCGCACGGATCCGCAGGCCCTCGACGAAACCGTACTCACGGACGGTGACCGTCTCACCCCCCACGTGGATCTCCCGATCCGGGTGGAGGATGGACAGATCGTCCTCGGCCTCGGCCTGCTGCTTCGCCTGCTTTTTCTTCGGATGCCGGCGTGCCATTACGCGCCCTCGTCCAGCAGCTCGATACGGCCAAAGCCACCGAGTGCCGGATCCGGCTCGCTCAGCGGGTCGAACAGCGCGGTACCGCTGAGCGCCAGCTCACCGAAGGACTCGTTGATCAGGTCCAGCTGATTCACCGGATTGAACTTCAGGCGATACAGGCGCGCGCGGATACGATCCCCGCTGTCATCGACGGTGTTGACGCCGTCGAGCATCAGGTAACGAATCGGTGGACGCTCGGTGAACATGGTCACATCGGTGCTGGCGCCGAACTCATAATCCGCTTCGAAGGGCGCGGTGAAGCCGCTGAGATCGCTGAGGATTTCGAGCACGCCACCCGGCACCGACTCGATGCGGTAGTCCGTGTCTTCCACCAGCTCCGTCGGTGTGCCCGCTGAATCGGACAGGACCAGATTGCTGATGTTGCCGCGATCCAGAATCACCCGGTCACCGATGGTGAGAGGCTCGGGCAGCGGCTCGCCAGTCTTGGAGCCAGACGCCACGGTCAGCGCCTTGCCGTAGAGGCCGAGCGCCAGGTTCTTGGCGTCGCCGTGGCGAAGCGTGAGGTTGAAGGTCACCTCGGTCGCGGTGTTCAAGGTCGCGCTGGTCTGCCGGTTGCCGGAATAGCTTTCCTGCCGGTTTTCCTCCGTGACGCTCATCGCGATGTTCAAGAGGCCAGCGTCGTTCACCCAGCGCATTGCGCCGGGCTTACCATTGGCCAGGCGCTCACCCAGATACACTTTGCCTTGCAGCGAGAAATCCCTCATTGGTCAGCCCCCTTGTTGCTGTCTTTGCCGCCGGTCTTCTCCGGCGGGGCGGTCTCGGCGGGCTGGTAGCCGCCGGGGCGGGAGCCTTCCAGCTTCCCGATCTTCTCCAGCCACGCCTTTTGGCGCGGCGTGACTTCGATCTGGTCCCCTTTTTTGCACGGGCGGCCTTTGTGTTCGTGCGGGCCGGCCAGGGTGACCGTCACGGTCTTTTGCTTCGTGGTCATGGGGCGTTGCCTCCGATGAAGTGCTTTGTGGAAAAAACCTCCGCCCACAACAGGGTGTTGGCGTCGTAGTCCAGGACGTCGCCCTGCTGCCAGGCGATCGGCCGCATGATCCCCGCGCCGGGCGTCCAGCCCATGAGCGCATCGCGCACCGCGCCAATCAGCGGCCGGGCGTCGGTGTTGACCGCCTCGCCACGGGGATCCCGATAGTTCCGTAAGGCCAGAACCACCCCGAAGGTGGTCTCAACCTGCTGCTTACCGCTGATCCTGCGCTGGCCCTCCGAGGCCTCCGGCACCCGCTTCTCCTGGCCGGCGACGACGAAGGCGCTTGGCGTGCGAAAGCCCCGAAGGTCCTGCACGGCGGCGTAGTCGGCCGCGCCACCCACCACCTCAAACTGCGAGACCACATCGCGGATGCGGGCCTCAATGAGTGTGGTGTCCAGCGGCTGGCTCATCAGTAGTCACCCAGGTTGTCGCGGAAGGTGGTCATGCCGGTGCGGAACTCCGGCGAGCCGGCGCCCTGGCTGGCTTGGCTATCGTTTGCACCGAGGCTGAACTTGCCGTCGGCCGTCAGCTGCAGCAGCTTCAGAGCGTCCCGGTAGTCCCGGACGATCGGGTCGCTGCCGTCGTCACTGCTGAGGCGGTCCTTGTGCAACAGGTACCGGGTGATGGCCCGGGCCCAATTGCTGACGACGCGGGGTACCGGATCCAGGGGGAGATAGCCCCGCCTCGCCAGAAAGCCATCGATCTGCGCCTGGGCATCCGATATAGCGTCGTCGATCCGCTGCAGGGCATCGTCGGCGACCGCCACCTCATCAGCCGGCCAGGTGCTCCGGTCCTGATCCAGCAGCGTGGCCTCCATCAGCTCAGCGGCCACTACCCGTTCATGCTGGGCGGTGGCCACCTGGGCCAGTTCCCTGGCCCCGGGCCGCTCGGCGAGCTGCTGGTGGGTGACGTAGTTCATTGCTGAACCATGCCCTCGAAGGTGCCGGCTTCGACCTCTACCTGGTCATTGGCTTCCAGCTCGGCCAACTGCTCCTCCGTCAGCACACCGTCGGCGAAGCCGATACCATCGGTATCGATCTCGTGCTCACCGAACGTCACGGTGCCGTCCTTGGCCTTGACCCAGACACCCTCGATCGGGGCGTTCTTTGCTTGGTGGTGCGCCCATAAGTGGTCGCGATCGGCGGCTTTCAGCTTCAGTCCCGCTACTTCCGCCAGTGCTTTAACCTCCGGCTTGTTCGCGTTGGTCCAGTGGCTCTTGTTCTGCGTGTCCAGCTTCGCCACGGCCGCCGAGAATTGCTCCGGGGTCAACGCGCCACCGGGCACGGGATTGCTGGTCTGGCCAGCGCCGTCGACAGCAGACCCAAGGCTGCCCGACTTGATCAGAGGGGCGGCCTCCTTCTCGGTGCAATCCAGCTCACCGCGTTTATGGATCTCACCCCCAAACTTCACCGGGCTGAGAATCGGATACTTGGGCATCTTTACTCTCCGTTAGCGCCTGGGGCCGTCCCTTGGCCCTGTGCTCATCCCTGCGTCGGCGCGGGTGGTATGGGTTAACCGACGTTCCGCAGAAGGTACCCGGCGGTGATTCCAGTGAGCACAGGATCGCGCTCGTAGGTCACCGGGTAGATCCAGGATTTGTTGTTGTCGGCGTAGTAGGTTTCCTCGACGAGCGGGTGACCTTCCATCGCGTAGGTGTAGCCAAAGCTGGGCTCTTCCATATTGGCCCCTTCACCGCTGTCAGGAGCACAGTAGGCGAGAATCGCGTCGCTGCCCCAGACGTCGGAGAATGCATCACCTTCGCCTGCCACAACCGCTTTACCGATCACAACCTGGTCCAGGTCGAGCATCGCGGCGATCATCTCCGCAGTGACCGAATCGCTGGAGGTGTACTTGAACCGATCCAGAACATTCAAATTCTCGCGCATGGCGGCGAAGGCCTTGGCACTGAGGACCAGTGTGTTGGGGGCCATGCCGATGGATTCACGAATGACCTCCTCGCCGACGCGGATGTCTTTGGCCGGGTTATTGGCATCGTCTGTCCATTTGGCGCCCGCCAAGTCGACCTTGTGGTCGTTGTCATAGCGAGCCGGATCACGAGCGAGATCTGCCTGGTCGCATTCCAGGCCCAGCGACAAAACGTTCATGACGTTACGAACAGCACGCTGACCCAAGTTAATGCCAGGCACCTGACTCGCATCGCGGAGGTGAGAACGGGGAACCACGCCTTCCAGAGATTCCTCGACCAGGGAGAAGCGCTCCCCCAGATAGCCGAACTGGATGCGTTTCGTCGCCGCACCCGGGGCACGCCGGGCGTTGTATCGGCGGAAAGACTCCTTACCGAATGTGAGAACCTGGCCGCCGGCCACGGATACGGGTGCACGCGGGAACAGCGTCATGCCAACATGTCCGGGATGACGGTAGCCACGTGCCTGGGTAGTCAGGATCGGGTCGATAACCCGGACCTGCTGGTTGCTCATCTGAGGCATGATGGTTATCTCCTAGTTGCCGATCAGAAGGATTTCGATGCGATCGCCATCGGCGGTCGCCTCCTGCAGGGCGCGGGCGACGGTCACGCCGGCACTGAGTGCCACGGCTTTACCGGCCGTACCAACTTCGATCTCACCCCCCACGGCGATCGCTCCGCCAGCCTCCACCACCGACGTGCCGATGACATCAGCGGCGAAGTCATCGCCGGTAGCGGCATTGGTGCGCGAAACACCAGCGGCGGTACCAGCAGCAGTGGCCGGTGCGCCGTCGAAGCCGACAAAGCGCTCAGCGGTGACCTGAGCGGTCGCCGCAAAGGTCAGGGTGAGCACCGCAATAGACTGTGCACTCATGGTTGAGGCTCCCTTAGCTCACCGCCGACAGGGCGGTGTTGTAGTCCACTTTGTGCTTCGACGCGTAGGCTTCCGCCTTACGATGAAGCTCCAGTTTGTCTTGGTTGACCGAGTAGCCGGCCGGCGCCGCAAAACTCGCCGAGCTGGTGACGTCCCGGTCCTCATCATCGCCGCGCTCGGAAAAGTCGACGCGCTCCGGCAACTCTTCCAGGAAGCCGCGCAGCCATTTCTCGCGCGAGGTCTCCACGGTCTTACCGCCCTCGGCGAAGCTGACGGTGTCGTCGCCATCCAGGCCGGCCATGAACGCCACAAGGCCGTCCTTTTCACGCGGCAGCAGCTTGCCGTCTTTGACCAGCTGGTCCGCGAAGGCGGCCACTTCTTCCTGGTGGCGTTTGTCTTCCTGCTCCGCCAGGGCCTTTTCACGATCAGCCAGCTCCTGTTCACGCTGGCTCAACGCCGTTTCGCGCTGTGCAAAGTCAGCGTTATCCGGCTTCGATTTGTCTTTGGGGTCCACGGTGGGCTCCTCTTCTTTCTCAGGGGGTTGGGAGAACGCCGGCTGGGCGTCGTCATCCGGTCGGGTCGCCGCCTCTTCAGCGGATCGCGCCAGGAAATCCGGCACGACTCGGTCAGCGGTTTCGGCGCCGAATTGATCCAGCAGCCAGTCCCGCATGTTTCGGAACACCCGGCTGATCGCCCAGCGGCTCTCGAAGTCGGCGTCCGCGAACTCGATGGTGACGACGCCCTCAGCGTCGTCGGAAAAGCTGGCAGCCTTCAGCCCCTTCACAGCCGGCGCGGCGGCGCCCAGAAAGCCGACATGGCGCAGATACCAAACGCCAGGCTTGGGGTTGTTCTTGGAATCAGGGTGGAAGAAGCTCGCGCTCACTTTGGGGAACCGGCCGTCGTTCACCATGGCGGCGAACTCAGGCTCCAGCTGGTCAGCCGTGGCGGTCATCTTGTCGCCCGCCAGGTCCAGCTTGTCGACCCAGCCGTAGGCCGGGTCTTCGGTTTTCGGGTGACCGACCACCAGGGGCGCTTTAAACAGCGCCGGGTCATAGGCGGAAATGGTGGCCTGCAGGTCCTCGTCGCTGAACGACAACTCCTTGCCACTCATGTCGGTCCATGTGCCGCTTTTGAAAATTTCCAGTGGATCCATATCGCTCACCTTGACGTGATGAGGTGAGCCTAGTGGCCGCCGGCGACGCGGGTCTTTTGAACGGGGGCAAAACTTGAACAATCTGGCAGGGACAGCCCGTGACCGGGAATCGCCGGCCCGGCCTGGGGGGATTTAGGGCCGACGAGGATTTATAAACGATTTATGGGCCTGGAACGCGATCTCGGGCTACCGTCGGAGGGGGTGCGGGGTCGCGGCGGCTTCTAGGGCCGCTTAGCCCCGGGCCGATTTTTCGAGCCGTATGCGGGCCAAACGGACCATGTGGAGGTCCTGATCGTCGTCGGTTCCGAGCCAGGGTCGAGCCGGAATATAGATCTTCCCGGCACGCGGATGTGTGATCCATCCGCCGAACTGGTGGATGGCGCCATAGACTCGGTTGGTACCGAACTCGACGCCGCCGGCGTCGTACTGGCCGGCCAGGGTGTCACGCAGGTAGCCCCGGAACGTCAAGATCTTATCTTTGTTGCGGTGCTTGCGTTTCTGCCAGGCCGGACTGAGCGCTTCCCAAGGCTTGCCCTGCGGAGAGCGCTGAGCACGGAAGCGCTCTTCGTGTACGCGACGCAGGTACTCGATGATCTGCTGGTAGAGGGGGACCGGGTTCTGCAGCTCGCCGATCATGCGGCCGAGCGCCGCCTGGGCCCGGGAGCTATCCAACTCGATTCTGGCGCCTGCCATTCAAACCTCCTAAACTAAGCGTCCGGCTTGCGCATGTGCTGCCCCCGGCAGTTGGGCCACCAGGTGCGTAAGCTGCCCGCTGGAGCCGGCCAGCGGGATCCTTCCTTACTCTTCGTCTTCCCGCCGATACAGCCTGATGCCCAGGCGCATATCGTTGATGTCCCCCGATTCCAGCTGGAACGCCGTGATGCCCGCCCAGCCGGACTCGCTCCACTCGAACACCGCCAGTGCCGGCACGGTCATCCCGGGGAGCAGGTAACGCGCGAGGTAACGCCGGCGCACCACCGCCACCTTGCGCGCCGCCTGCCACTCAATGCGCACCCAGATCTCGTCGGGGCTCTGAATCGCGTCGGCCAGCACCTTCATGAAGCGGCCCCGGCCGTTCTTGTCCGCCTTGAGAGCGCCAGTGCGGCGCTGCTCGAAGAGTCCGCGGCCGATCGCCAGCGTTTCACCCAGAACGTCCCTGAAGAGCCGTGGCCGGTCGAGCGTTGCGCCGAACTCTTCCAGGAAGGCTTCGGCATACCGTTCCTCGCTGAGACCCTCCTGCAGCAACCGGCTGGCCGGCGCGGTGCGTGCCGGCGGCATCGCATCCGGGGCGCGCCGGTTCGGCAGCCCTGGGCCACCCATGGAGCCGGCGATCGGCGGATCCGGCCGCTCCGGCGGCACGGCGCCTTCCAGCCGGCTCCGGCCGGGGATGTGGTCGAAGCCCGGGTCCAGGCCCTCGGGGACGCGCACCGTGCGGGGGCCGTCCGGGCTGCGCTGGCCGATCTCCCGGGTGACCCAGTTGATCGGCGGTGCCTGGTCGGGGCCACTCTTACCCATGTCTTCCAGATCCACGTCGGTGAGCCCCGTCACGCCACAGTGGCAACCATAGGCGTTGATCGGGAAGTGGGTGCGCCACCAGGGGTCCTCTGCAGGCAACACCAACCCGTTCCAGGAAAGGTGGACCGGCCGAGGGTTCTGTACGGCGTCGGAGTGGTCGTACCGCCAGTACGGAACGGCCTCCCGGGCGTCCCAAAGCTGCTGGTACCGGCCGGCGTTGTAGCTGGAATAGAGGTTGGTGTCGTAGATGATCCGCGAGCGCCACTGCCGCCCGCCGTTGTAGTCCCACCCGTGGCGCTCAACGATCTGATCGAAGTCCTTACGGAACTGCTCGAGCGTACCGCCGCCGGCGATGGCGTCCTCCACCGCTTCCCGGAAGTCGGCGACGATCGCGTTCCGGTTCGCGCCGGCGACCATAAAAGCAAAGTCATGCTCGGCGCCGTAGATATCAGTCCAGGCCTGGGTCGGGACGTTCAGCTTCTGCCGAAAGAAATCGGTTTGCTCCCGGAACGGGACTGAGCCGTAGCTAGCGGAGGGCATCCGGTGACTCCTCGGTGACTTCGTTGCGGCCCGCCAGGTGGGCGGCCGCCATCGCTTCGGCCAGCGCATCCGCGTACTGGTCCAGCGTCATGTCCGGGTACACCTCGATCAGCCGGTCGCGCAGCTCTTCGAGGCTGGCGACGTCATCCACTAGCGTGCGGACGCGATCCAGCCAGCCGTTGGTGACGGTTTCCAGGTTGTCCCGTGCGGTCGGCAGCATTTGCGCCGGCGGGCTTTCAGGGCCTTCGGCGAAGTTCGCTGCGGCGCCAGGCTGGGCGCCGGGCAAAGTGGACCCTGGCGGCGGCTCAGGTGCGCGCTCCACCCAGTCGCCGCCGTAGTTATCCTGGATGTGCTTGAGCGTCGGCTTGAAGCCCATCTTGTAGATCTTCTCGTCCCGCTCGGCTTTCTGATTCTGATCCTCTTCCGGTTCTACCTTGCGATAGACACGAGGAACGGCCGCGCCTGGCCAGTTATATTCGGTCAGCCAGCGCCCGATGGAACGGTTGAACGATTCACAGATCAGATCCGCGTCGGCCTTGACCAGGTCCGTTCGGACTTCGCCCTGCAGATCATCGTTGCCGAGTTTGCCGGGCGTGCCCTCGCTGCTGGCCACCTGACCGAGACATACCTTTGCGATCGCACGGTCCATCCGGTCATACAGGCTCTGGTAATCCGCTGAGCCGCTGCGTGCGGCCTCCAGCAGCTCGATCTCCATGCCCTCGGGAATGGCGATACCGGCGTCCGTGTTCACCGCGCTCAGCGCCTGCAGTAGCCTCTGGCGCTCATCCGGAAGCGCATTGCGCGGGTAAGTGCCCTTGGTAGTGGGCTGCCCGAACTTCTCCAGGAAGATCAGCCAGTACTTCAAGCCGTTGCGCTTGAAAAAGGTCGGCCAGTACAGCCAATGCCCCAAGCCGATGCCGTAGGGCTCGTCGTCGTGGTCTCCACCGGTGGTGAAGGTCCAGAACTTCTTATCGGGCATCAGCTCACCTTCCGGCTCGCTGAAGGTCTTCATGCGCAAGCGGGCGCTGCCGTCGTAGCCAAATCGGGCCCGGTTACGGACCTTGATGTTGTCCAGAATGATATGACGCGAGTCGCGGCCCCACATGGATTCCGCCACCGCGAAGCCATAGAAGATCCCGTACATCATCAACCTGGTGACTCGGTCCCAGCCAACGGCGTGCAGCTGTTCTTCGAGGTGCTGGGCGGCGGCCTTGTCCTTGCGGGTCTTGCCGCCTGGATCCACGGCCCACTCTTTGCCGACCACCGCGAGCTGGCGCTGGTTGAAGCAGCTGGCGACTTGGTCATCGCGCAGCACCTCACGATAGATCCGGTAGTCGCCGTTACCGCGCAGACGCAGCACCGTGTCCGTGGTGGGCTGGATCGCCACCGGGTCGATGTAGCCCCGGGTAATGTCTCGGCCGTCGAGCGTGGTGGCGACCTCACGCATTTCCGGGCGGTGCTGGGCGCCAGTGGCGGCGAAGTTCACCGGGACAAAGATGCCGGAGGGAGTCTGTTCGTAATCCATCAAAAGCCTCCAAGGTCAGGGCCGCCGCCCACGGTGCCGAACCCGGTCTCGGTGATCGTGGGCCCAGCCAACTGTTCACCGGCCAGAACGGAAGCGCGCTGACCGGTGGACTGAAAGTCGATCGGGGGCAGGTCCATCAGACTGGCCGAATCCGCCAAAACGATCGCGATGGCCGAGTCACCGTGGCGGCTGCCGCTCTTGTCGGTTTTGCCGTTCGGCAGCCGCGCTACGCCGTTAACCAGGCGGAACGCGCGGTGGTCTTCGAGGACGTCGTCATCGAGCGGGATGGTGATGACCTGGTCCTCGAATCGCGCCTTGTAGCGCGGCATGTTGTCCCGGTACCAGGATTCGCTGAAGTGCACCTGGTCCACCATGGAGCCCCAGCGATCGTGTGCGGCCTCGCCGATATAGGCGCCGTTACCGGTGCTGTCGATCGCCACGCCCGAGAGTCGCGGCAGGCGATCGCCAAGCGCGAAGAGCACCTGTTCCTGCTGCTTGAACGGGACGTTGTGCAGCTCCACCAGCAGCGGCACCGTACGGTGCAGCGTCTTGCTGACTTCCATCGGCGCCAGCACGGACATATCGCCGCTGCGGGCGAAGTCCATACCCAGCGCGTGCCGGCGCGAGCGGTCGAGGCGCTGCAGCAAGGGCAGCAGCTCGTCGCGGATCCAGTCGGACATCTGCGCGGCCCGGGACGGCTCCGGCGCTTCATTGAAGGCCCGGTCGCCGTTGAAGCGGACGATCGGCGCCGGCGCCATGCGTGGCTCCACCAGCGCGCGGGTGAGATAGGCGCCGCCGCCGAGCGCCGGCACGCAGAACAGCTCTTCGTCGTGATTCGGCTTGTAGCGGTTGATCAGTTGCTCGCGCCAGCGCTGCTCGCCTTCCTCGCTCCAGAGCTGCCCAGTCACCTTGCAGATCCGGCGGTAGAGGCCGGAGTCTAGAGCATTGTCGAGGGTGACGCGGTGCAGGGAGTAATCGTAGCGGCCGGCGCGGACGTCGTTGATCAGCTGGTTGAACGGGTTTTCCTCACCGTTGTGGGTGCTGATGATCCGGATCTGGCCGCCCCAAATGGTCATCGCCATGGCCGCCTTCAGCAGCTCGCCGATATCGTCAACGAACGCCGCCTCGTCGATCACCAGGCGTTCGCCCGGACGCCCCTTGGAACGGAGGTTCCGGGGGTTCGATGTGAACGCCTGGATCATGTGGCCGGAATCGAACTTGATGGTGTAGGTCAGGATCTGCTTGTCGCTTTGCTCGATGACCGATTCCTGGATCTGCGACGCGGCCATTTGATAGGCCTGGGCCCAGGCCGCGCAGTCCTGGATGAACCCCTGGGTCATCTCTTTGTTGTAGGAGATGTAATAGACGTTGGCGCCGGCTTCGGATGCGGCATAGAGCACATCATCAGCCGCCTCAGCGTACGACAGGCCGATCCGGCGGCTCTTCTCGATGATCTTGACCGGCGAGTTATCGGCCACCCACTTCTGCTGATAGGACAGCAGGATGGCGTTCGTGTCGTTTGCCTGTTTGACGCCGGCGGCGATGGGGTTAAGGGTCACGCCATGCTCTCCATGATCGCCGCGCGCATCGCGGCGATGCCATCATCGCTGACGCCCTGGGCCCGGCCGGCGCTCTCCGCGCTGTTCGCCGCGTCTTCCAGGGCCTGCTTGCGCACCTCGGCGGCCAGGCGCTTCTGGCTGACGCTGGCCCGGCCAAGGTCGGCGATCGCTTTCGCGATTTTCCCGATGTCGCCCGGGGCCATCTCGATCTCCATGACCACGCCGAACAACTTTTCCTGCACCAGGCGCATCAGCGCTTCGTTGATGGCGCCCTCGTCGTCCGGGGCCTCGGCGACAACGGCGCGGGCCTGCTCCGTGACCAGCTTCACGCGATCCAGGCGGTCTTTGAACGTGGAGCCGTAGCGGTGCAAGCTGCTGCTCGCTATGTCGATGCCGCGCTCTTTGCAGAGCGTCTCCAGCTCCGTGTAGCCGGAGAAGCCGCGCTGAACCAGCTGCTGGTCCAGCCACTGCTTGTCTTCGGCGCTGAGCCGTTGAACTTTCGATACCTGCGGCATTGGCCTCACCAGTACTTTTCGGGGCGGGCGATGCCCGGGAAACAGTCAACTGTGTACTCGGCCAGGTCCACCCCATAATGAGTCAACTTTGCGCGCCAGGCGCCGGACGGATCCCGCTCCACTTCGATGAGCTTGCGGTCATCCAGATATTCCAGCTCGCGGCGGACCTCGGTCGGTGTCGCATCGGGATATACCCCCTGGACGGTCTGCAGCACCAGTTGCTCATGGGCACCAATCGGCCGGGCATGATTGAGCGTCAGGATCAGATTCCAGCGCATGCTTTCCCGCCGAATTTTTCTATGGTCCACGTTTGGCCTCCTTCAACTGTAGGTTCTCCAGCTTCACAGCCAGGGCGTCCAGTTTGCTCTCGATGAGGCTCTGTCCCCGGATGTAGTCCTCGCGCCGAACATACCGATCAGGTAACTCTGCGCGCAGCTCCAGGAGGTCGCGTTCCACCCGGGCGATTTCGGCAGCGGTAGTGGCGGCGTTTTTCTCGACGCGGGTCAGCTCGTCACCGAGCGCCTTGAATTTTTCGTCGATGTGCTTCTCGAAGCCAGCGCGCTGGCTGCGGCTCATACCGTAGAAGATGCCGATGAGCGTCACCACCAGCGCGAGAAATTTTCCGATCTCGATCGAGAACTCACTCATCGCGCCCCCTCATCAGCCAGCGCTGTAGTTCAAAAAGCCGACCGGCGCACAGGCCGTACCGGTCATACATCCGCTTGAGCCCAACGACCATGGCGTCGGGGTTATTCGCGGGCACCGGCGGCGGCGCCGGACACGGGCTCATCAAGCCCGCCGGCAGCGGCGGCGGCGGCGCGGTCACGGGCGGCTTCGAGCTGGCGCATGACGCCAGCAGCAAACCGAACGTCAGCACGCAGGCCAGCCGTCTCAGCAAGCACATTGCGCAACTCCTCGGTGGTGTTGTCGTCGTAGCGCGCTCTTCGCGCTGAAGCAGCCTGCAAATCGAGGCTAGCCTGGTTGGCTTCCTCCACCAGGTCTTTGTGGCTCTGGATGATCGTGTTGAGATCTTCCACGGCTTGGCTGTCGACCTCAGCGCGGACTTCCAGCGTGCCGCTCTCGTGGCCCTTTTGATAACCCAGCCACCCGGCCAGGCCAGCGCACACAACGATGGCGAGCAGCCAGCGGGTGATCATGGGCAGACCCCCGCGCCCCAGCCGGCCCGCTCATACATCGGTTCCCACCGGTGCAGGATTGCCCTGGGGTAATGGCGGTTTTCACGGAAAGCTGCGGCGGAGCGACCCGCGTTGAATCGCTCCACCGAATCAAACCAGGCGCGCTGATCGGCCCCGGAAGCCGAGGCGAGCCTTTGGTCACGGTAGACCCATCCGAGGCCGCCGTTGTAAGCGGCCAGTGTCATCGCCCACCGGTCGCAGGTGGGCGCCGCCTGGATTCGCTGGAACAGCCAGCGGTCGTAGAGCACCAGTGCCTGAAGCGCCCAACCGGGGTTATACGGCTGGCGTTCCCCGAGATAGTCGGGATACAGGCCGGCAAACCAGTCAGACGTTGCGGGCATGAACTGTGCCAGGCCCTCGGCCCCGACCGGCGATTTTGCATCGTGCCGCCAGGCGCTCTCCTGATGCACCTGGGCGGCCATCGTCGCAATGGGCGCGTCGAGGCCCCAGTGCGCGTGTGCGGCGCGAATCAGGGTGCGCTGGTGCGCATGGGCGGCCCGTGGGATGTCGTCCGCATATGCCGGCTGGCATGCGCTGACCGCGACCGCCATAACGGCCAGGATCATCGCGACAAGCACCACCACGCAGCCCCTTCGTTGCACGCGTGTCATGGCTATAGCCCCAGCGTTAAGCCGAGCACACAGGCCAGGACCACGACGGCCCGTCTCATCATCGCCAACGCTGCGATTAGGCCGTGACCGATCGCCGCGTCCCCATCAGAGCGCGATAGTGCTTTCATATGCGCCTTGACGGCTTCGTGGGGGCGGGCGTACGGGAACAGGCGACGATCAATCCAGTACCCGACGACACCACCCAGTGCGACCAGGCAGCCTTTATAGAGCACGACGGGGAGCTGTTGCGGCTGGATGACCGCGATGGCCAGGAGCAGGCCAACGGCGATCAGTAGCCAATCGGTAAAGCGGGGGATACGCATGGGGTTTCTCCGTTGGTTCTTGGTGTCCCAAAACGACTACGCCCCCATGATCGGGGGCGTAGGGAGAAACGTCTTTTGAACGCGGGCAAAACCGCGCTGCAGAGCTAGCGCCTGAGCTGAATATGCTGCGAGGTGCAGTCCGTGTTGGATATGGTGCCCGTCCAGCCGTTGAAGTGGGCGGCGCACTTTTCGACGTTAAGGCCGCCGTTTCCGTCGCTGGAGATGTTCGTAATATATGGCCCTGCGGTGGTGCATCCACCCAGCACGGCAATGGCTAGCAATAGCATCAGTGATCTCATCGGATCCCCCGTTTTCAGTGGTTAATGGTGATTAATTTGGTGTTCTCGCCGGCTCCAGCCCGGCGCCGGTTTCAGACGATACCGCTACTGGGGCGCACCAGGCACATTGATGCGCTGCTGGATTCTGACCATCCGGGCCTCCGAGTCAAATAGGACAACCAGTTGTTGTAGATCGGTGTTCACTGAGGTCCCACGAGCGCGGGATTCGACATGCTGCCAGATGTACAGCCGATTGCCGCTGCTGGCCTCCACTACCTGATAAGGCTCACCGAGCAGTGCGCGTGCCTGACTGATTGTGGTCTGCCCTGGCCGCAACTGCCCCACGTTCTCGACACGGAACTCTCTGCCAGACGTGGCTGTTGCGCAACCGGCACACAACACCGCCGTCAGCAGCGCAGCAGATATTATTCGCATTTCATCCCCGTCATCGCATCCGCCCCATGAGAAAAACAACCACACCAGCAGCGATGGCTACACCACCCCAGGTAGACAGCGGTGGCTGAGCGGCCATAGCGGTGAGCATGCCGCTCACAATCAAGAGAAAGCCCGCCCCTTCACCCGATATCGCCGCCCCCCTTAAGGGAGCCCCGCAGGTCGGGCAGGACGCCGCCTTGTTCGATACTCGACTAGCGCACTCCTTGCAGGTGGTCAGCGCCATTGCCCCTCCCTCTGTTGCTTCATCAGCCCCGATTGATGTTGACGTAAATGGAAATGGCAGTGCCGTCATCGTCCAGTGTAACGGCGCCCCGATCCAACAACGCTAAGATTCGTTCAGCCACGGACCGGGCTGCTTCACCGGATAGGCGCACTTCATAGAGATCACGAAGGACGACCCGATTGTCGTTTCCGATAATTGTCATGGTCCCCCGACCGTCCATGCCAGTGTCACCCAATGCACTCCCAAAGGCGTCAGCGCTGACGCCTTTGTAATTAATTCCTATTCTCGCTTCTTGCCGCCACGGTGGACATTGCCACCCGCGACACGATTCCCGTCGCCCGTTACGACCACGTTATTTCCGCTGGCCACCACTCCCTTCAGCGCGCCGACAGCGGCAGCCTTGCCTGCCAAAGGCGCGGCGCGATAGAGGGCGAGCAGCTCACGTTCGTCCTCTGAAAGCTCCAGGCCGGCCCCTTTGCCAGTCAATAGCCAGGATGGGTCAACGTCAAACTGCTCCTTCAGCGCCAGCAATGACGCCCCATCGGGGATCGAATCGCCACTCTCCCAGCGTGTAACGGTCTTTCGGTTGACCCCAAGGGCGGCGGCAAAGCCCGCAACCCCGATGCTGCCCCGTGCCTGCCGCAGCCTCTCACCTATCGAAAGGGACATAAAAGCCTCTTGACATGGGACATTTATGTCCCATAATCATCTAAACATCTACTAAACATCTTTTAGCAATGACAGGAGCCGCCGCCGCCATGGCAACCCCTAAATCATTGAGCCCCGAGCAGGTCAAGGAGCGATTCCGCGCACGCGGCATCACCGTTACCCAGTGGGCCGAGGAGAATGGTTATCCCCGCAATGCCGTGTATCGGGTCCTCAACGGGTTTGATAAAGCCCGTTATGGTCGCGCACACGAAATCGCCGTCGCTCTTGGCCTCAAGAGCCAGCAGCAGGCAGCGGTCGCATGACTACAGACCTGCTCTACGGAATGCCCCCTGGCTGTCCAACAGCGCGTACAGCATGCTCATCGGCTGATAGGACTCGGGCGCGGTACCAACATCAGCGCCGCGATCGGCCTGCTTATACAGCAGTCGGCCTTCTCGATAGCGCGGCTCCAGATCCCGAATCAGCTGCGGGCAGTGCTCACTGGCCACCTGCAGCACGTCGTTCAGCGCCGCGCAAATCCCGATCGCGAAATAGTTCGCTGCGTCAGACTGCGCCGACAGAACATCCACGCGCTCATGCAGCCGCTCCAACTGGTCCCGTAGGGCCTTCAGATCGCCGCTCATTGGGCATCTCCTCTCGTCGATTAATGATGCCGAAATTTGGGCATAGAGCAACCCTGTTTCACCAGATGCAATGCCGGGGTTTGTTTGGAAGCCGGTCTGCGGGGGGCTTCCAATGAGCCGCCGGCGCTGGAAAACCCGTGTGCCCACCGGCCTTCGGCAGGCGATGGAGTGGTGCAAAGAGTACGCCCGCGACGTCCACAACCTGAGCGTGGAACGGATTGCCGAGGGTATGGGCATGGCCGACCACTGGACGCTCTACAAGTGGCTGCAGAACGGCCGCATGCCTGCCGTGATGGTCCCCGCCTACGAACGGACCTGCGGCATCAACTTCGTCAGCCGCTGGCTGGCTGCCAGTGGCGGGCGCCTGGTCGTGGAAATCCCCACCGGCAAAAAGGCCAGCGCCCGCGACGTGATGTCACTGCAGAGCGAGGTGGGGAACGCCATCGCCGCCCTGATCGATTTCTACGAAGGCAAGACCGAATCGGACGCGACCCTGGCAAAGCTCCAGGGCGCCATGGAAGGCCTTGCCCATCACCACCGAAATGTCGAGCAGCACCGCACGCCGGAGCTGCCGCTCAACCTGGAGGACGATTCATGAGACCGAGCATGTTGAAACCCGGCCAACCGCTGATGGTGAGCTGCCCGCTGGGCGCCGAGTCGCGCGAACGCCTGGCGTATTTCGTCCGGCGTGAGCCCGCACGGGGCAAAGGCCAGCCGGCCAAGTGCTTCCTGCGTTTCCCCGACTACGCGGGCCTGGACGGGCCGGACGACGACGGCACCTGCCAGATCAGCGACTACGAGTTGTCGCGCCGGGCCCGCTATCCGGAGGAGCTGCGCCATGTCAGCTGATAAAGCGACATACCTGCATAAGGGCGTGCGCGTCCTGAAGGCGCTCAAGGGGCACACGCTGACCGGAATGAGCAACCAAGAGCTGTGCCGCGCGACGGGCCTTACCCCGTCCGGGATATCCCGAATCATGCAAGCCCTGATTGAGGAAGGGCTGGCGGAGCGCCGCCACGACGGCCGTTTCGCCCTCAGTATCGGCATGCTCCAGATCGCGCAGTCTCACGCGCTGGAGATGCAGAAAGCTCAGGAGCGAATCAACGAGTTGCAGTCCCGGGTTGCCGCCGGCGCCCGGTAGTTTCACGTCGATCCGAAAGAGGGGTCATAACGAATGGCAAAGAACACGAAGGCCGCTCCGGCGGAAGTACCTATCCAGCACGAATGGGAGGCCCATTCGCGGGAGATCACTGAAGCCTATCTAGATGGCCAGCCATACGACCGGCTGCGCCTGATCAACGAGGCAACCTGGTGCCTGGCGCAAAGCGCTGAGGCGATGCTCGAAGCCGGCAAGCGCTTGCTGGTCATCCGCGAGCACGAACCCCACGGCGATTTCATCGAGATCGTTGAGCAGCGCTTGGGCATGAGTAAGCGCATCGCCCAGCGGTTGATGCAAGCGTCCGTAAAGTTTATGTCGCCTCGTTTGCAGGGCAAGACACAGAAACTGGCCACGCTGGGTAAAACCAAACTCTACGAATTGATGCTGGAGGATGATGACGATCTAGAGGCGCTGGCAGAGGGCGGAACGGTCAACGGCATGACCCTCGACGACATCGACACCATGAGCAGCCGGGAACTGCGCAAAGCACTGCGCGAGGCACGGGCCGACGCATCGGCGAAGGACGAAGTCATCGGGGAGAAGAACAAAAAGCTCGACGAGCTGGCCACCAATCGCAAGCGACTGAAGACAACCCCCCCTGACGATGAAAGCAAAGCCATCCGGGTGGAGGCTGCGGATTTGTGTTTCCAGGCCGAGGCGCTCATCCGGGGGCAGGTACGCGAGGCCCTGAACGCGGTTCTGGACCACGGCTCTGAGCACGGCATTGATGTTGACGTATGGCTCGCGGGCCAGCTGGATCAGATTGACCAGGCTCTGCTGGAGGTCCGCGAGG